CCGTTGAAGCTGCTGACAGCGGTCCAGGTCGCACCGCAGCCGCTGACTGCGGAGATTGCGGCTGCGCCGACGTTGCCGGAAATCAGGACCAGGACGTCTCCTGCGCTCGGTGTGTCAGTTACCGAGATCGTGGGGTTCGCGCCCGTGAGGTTCTGGGCCGTGTAGACGTGGCTTACAGTGACCGCACTGCCCGCAGGTCCCATGGGTCCCGTGGCACCGGTCGCACCGGCCGCACCGTCGGCCCCGGCAGGGCCTGTCGCGCCGGTGGCGCCCGTGGGGCCCTGGATACCCTGGATGCCCTGGGCGCCCGTGGCGCCTGCGGCTCCGGTGGCGCCGGTAGCTCCCGTGGGCCCGGCAGGGCCCGTCGGGCCTGCAGGTCCGGTGGCCCCGGTGGCGCCGGCCGATCCCGCTGCGCCTGTGGCGCCGGTTGCCCCGGTGGGCCCGGCAGGGCCGGTGTCGCCGGTATCCCCCTTGGGGCCCGTAGCCCCCGTGGCTCCGTTGGAACCGTTGATGCCGTTGGCTCCGTTGATGCCGTCGGCTCCCGCCGGTCCTGTCGGCCCGGTGGCACCTGTGGGTCCGGCGGGGCCGCGAAGCCCGCGGAGGCCTGCCGGGGCCGGAACCTCGACGGTCCCGTCCCAGACGGTGATGCCGGGGCTGGGGAAGGCCACGGTGACCGGGACGTCGGTGACGGTCAGGTTCCAAATGTTGCCGTCCATCGGCTCCAGGACGATGGAGACGGTGGTGGCATCGGACGGGACGGTGATCTCATACATGCCGCCGCCCGGGCCGTGCCCAGGCTGTGCGGCAAGGTCGAGCGGGACGCCGTCCACGTTGACCGTATATGTGGGGGTGATCTCGTTGTAGGTCACAATCCACAGCGCCCTGGTGGTGCCGGGGGCGAGCCCCAGTGCGATGCCGTCGAGGGTGTCGGCCGGGATGCCGACCTGCTGGCCATAGAGGACCGTCTTGGTGATGGAGACGTTGTCGAAATAGGTGGGCGCCGAGTCGGCCAGGCCGTACACGGCGACGTGGGCGGACGCAACCTGCGCGCCGTTCACATCGACCGCCCGGAGCGGCATGTGGACGCGGCGGGCCTGGTTCGGCCCGGTCAGTTTCGGCGTGGGCCACCAGGAAATGCGGAGGTTGTTGTCCGAGTTGTCGGCAACAGTGGCGATGCAGGCGATGTCCGCCCACCCACCCTGGTCGGGGAAGGTGGGGGCGGTCTCTCCGGACATCATGTCGAGGGACAGGATGTATTCGGTGTCGGACTCCAGCCATTCGGTCATGTTGAATTCGAACGAGTCGCCCACGACCAGTGTCTTCGATCCGCTGCCCCCCTCCGCCGTGCCCAGCGCCACCACGGTGGATCCGCGCAGAGTGTCGCGCGTCAACGTGCCGTCGGCCTCACAGCTGAGGTTGGCCACCACGCCGCCGGCTGCGGTCAGGCTCAGGTCCGGGTTGGGGAAGTAGTTGACCGGGGCGTCCGGATCGACCGGACGGACGATGACGGTGTCCGCGGCGGTGCCGCCGGGAACCGTGTCTCCGGGTGCGAGGACGATGAGGTTGTCGTTGCCGGGCGCTCCGTCGGCCCCTGCGGGGCCGGTCGGTCCGGTCGGGCCGGGGACGGTCGAATCCGCCCCTGCAGGGCCTGTATCCCCGGTATCCCCCTTGGCGCCTGCGGCGCCGGTCGCGCCGGTGGAACCCGCAGGCCCGGTGTCTCCGGTATCGCCCTTATCCCCCTTGGGACCCTGCGCACCGGTGGCGCCGGTCGGACCCTGGGGTCCGGTGGATCCCGTGGCTCCGGTCGCGCCTGCGGCGCCCGTGGCACCGGTGGCTCCCGCGTCTCCGGGATCCCCCTTGTCACCCTTGGCACCTGCCGCTCCCGCGGCTCCTGTGGCCCCTGTGGGGCCCGTAGGCCCTGTCGGGCCTGTAGGACCTGGGACGGTGGAAGCGGCGCCCTGGGGGCCTTGTGGGCCCTGTGGGCCGGTAGCCCCAGTGGGACCGGTGGCCCCTGTTGCTCCGACGGCCCCCGTGGGGCCGACCGGGCCGGCGGGGCCGATGATGGCCCAGGTGCCGTTGGCCGCCGGAACCGGAAGTGCTACGGCAAGGTCCACCGTTCCGTCGGGTACGACGTCGAACGGGAAGGGGCCGAAGTTCCGGACCAGCTTGCCGTTGGGCAGCTTGACCCTGAAGGTCGCCGTCCAGTTCCAGCTGGTCGGGGTGAGTGGATCCGAAGGGCACAGCAGGTACACGAACTTGTCCGTGTTCAGGGACAGGTCACCGTCCGCGTCCAGGGTGGCCACCACATCCTGCGGGAAGTAGATCTCCTGGGCGCCCACGGTGGTGTTGCGGGCGTTGGTGATGTTCGCGGAAAAGGTGACCGTCCCGGCCATGGGGGCGAAGTCGGGCTCGGAGCCCGCGTCGGTACCGTCCGCGAGGAAGGCCCTGAAGCGGCCCTCCACGCGGCAGTACTTCATACCATCGGGATTAGGCACCGGGGGTCGCCGTGACCTTCAGACGGGTCAGCCAGGACGCCAGGGCGGTGAGGAAGGACTTGCCCACCAGCAGTCCGACGGCGCCCCAGAAGGCCGGGGACATCAGGTCGCCGGTGGACAGCAGGACGGCCAGGCCCAGGCCGATGGCCACGAGGGCATCGACGATGAAACCCTGCCACAGCGTGCGGGCCCACGGGGACGTGGCGACGGAGTCCAGGATGGAGGTGGCGGAAACGGCGGCATGGTTAGCCATGGTCAGGCTCCTTTGATGATGAGGGTGTTGCCGATGTAGATGGTGGCGTCCGGGCCTGCCAGGCCGTTGAGGGATGCCAGGTAGGCCGGGTCCAGGCCGTAGTAGGCCGCGACCGAGCGGATGGTGTCGGGGGCCTCGATGTTCCACACCAGCGGGCCGGGGATCCAGATCTTCTGGCCGGGGGTGATGTGGTCCTTGTCGATGCGGTTGTAGGCCGCGATCTCGTCCACGCTCGGGCCGTTGTAGTAGGCCTGGATCTTGGAGAGCGTATCGCCGGGATCGACCACCCAGTGGATCTCGTCCTCGCCCCGGATGATCTGCGCGGGGGCAGCCGGAGCTGCCGGCTTGGGGGCCGGGGTGGTGGAGGCCGGGACCACCGGGGCGGGGCCGGAGTGGCGGGCCAGGGCGTCCAGGGCGCCCAGGTTCCAGTTGCCCGGACAGGTCGTGCCCACCCAGCTGTTGTGGGGCACCAGCGGGATGTCCCCAAAGATGGAGCGGATGAACCGGATCAAAGATGCCACGGTGGCATAGTCGCCCGGCGAAGCGGTGGGGCAGCATTCGATGCCCACGGAGGTGGTGTTGCCGATGGCCGACCCCGCGTGCCAGGCGGCATCGTCGGGGGAGACGAGGCAGCTGACCCTTCCGTCGCAGGCGATGTAGTGGGCGCTGGACTGGCGGTCGTTGTCGGAGGCCAGGTAGTCGCGGTTGGTGTTGAACGTGTCGCGGGTGAGGGGGTTGCCCTGCCCGTCGGTTCCCCACCAGTGGATGGTGATGGACTCGACCCGGCGGGCACCCTGCCGGAACACGGCGGGCACATCGGCGGCACGGGTCACGTGGACGGCGTCGATGGATTCGTCTACGACGACTCCGTTGTCAAGTGTGGTCATGTCTTTGCCTTCCGGGCAATAAAAAAGGGCCCTGCTGGGCCCTAGTCGTCTGTTGCGCGCCGTCGTGGACGGGGGGGTTCCCTTTCGAGGCGGGCCTTGCGGATCGGCCACGCCGGGAGGCGGTGCATCGTGTAGCCGGCACCGATGAGCAGGATCCGCAGCGTTCCCGCGTACTCCTCCAGGGCGCGGCGGAAGTCGGCCTCCTCCTCGGCCCGCTGTTCGGCGTCAGCCAGGCGTTCCAGGAGGGACCAGTTCTTGCGCTTCTCGGCGCTGGCCCGGCCGGAACGCCAGGCCAGCAGGCCGTCGATGATCTTCGGGACGATGGCGGCCATGCCGCCAAAGCCGAGGATCGCGGTGATCAGTTCAGGTGTCAGCACGGTGGGACGTCCCCTTGGTTGGGTCCAGATACGCCCAGTCGATCCTCCTGTAGCGCTTGAAGATGTCGAGTACGGAGGTGAGCAGCATGAGGAAGATCAGCCAGCGCGCCGCCGAGCCCCCCGGCGCCAGCGCGAAGGCTATCGTGACCGGCATCAGCAGCACCCAACCCAGGCCAGTGATCAGGAGCGCGACACGCTCCAGCCACCAGGTGCCCGTCAGAACGGTGACGGTGCCCAGGGCTCCTCCCAGGGTCAGGATGGAACCCAGGACGACGCCGAAGATCGGCCCGGCGGTGTTGGCGGTGCTCGCGATATAGGGGATGGATCCGGTGAGGGTGAGGATGCCGGCCACCATGGCGATGACGTTGGTGAAGATCTGGGCGGCCGTGAGCACGGCCGGCTCCTTGAGGAGATACCAGACCTCCGGGAACTTGTGTTTCATCAGCTGCCTCTCAGGTCGGTGATGGTGTTCAGGCCACCGCTGGTCTGGATGCGGATCTCGGTCACGGCGACGGCGGAACCGCCGATGAAGACCTTTGCTTCCGGGCCGCTCGTGGTGGCGACGGAGCGGATGGACGCCGAGTCGTACGGCGCACCGGCCCAGGAGTACGTGTAGCCGCCGCCCGCGGCCGTGGAGCCGTTGAAGTACGGAGGCGGGGAGTCGAACAGGTCGAACTGGTAGAGCCAGCCCGGGGTGGACATGCTCAGCCGCACGCCCGTGGCCGAGGAGGGGACCGTGAAGGAGGCGACGTGCCCCTGGATCACCTCGTCCCCGGTCAGTCCGCCCATCCCGCCCATGGTGGCCAGGGTGGTCCAGCCGGAGCCGGTGGTGTACTCCACGAGGCAGGTCGGCGTGACGGAGTCGTAGGACTCCCAGGCCAGCGTGTAGTCCCCGCCGGCCGTCAGGCCCATCGCCATCAGGTCCGCGACACCCGTGCTGGACAGGTCCAGGTCGGTGTTGTGGTAGATGTTGGCGATCTCGTTGATGGCCACGTTGGTTACGTGGACGTCCCCGGTGAGCCAGTCCTGGGAGCTTTCCAGGGCCGCCCAGGGGGTCATGCCGGTGGTCATGGCGAACGGGAGAAAGGCCCGCTTGCGGTACGGCTGCTTGCCCGCGACATAGTGCTGGGTGATCCGCTGGGTGTAGCCCAGGTGGTTGTCGTTGATGGTGGGGTACCAGGCGCCGCCGAAGACGGGCTCCTCGTAGCCGGAGTGGTAGAACTGGGAGTCCTCGATGATGTCGAAGGAGACGACATAGTTCTTGCCCGCCGTGTACGTGACGCCCTCGAACTTCAGGTCGGTCTGTCCGAAGCCGATCGCCGAACGCCAGGCCACCCGGTGTTCCCCGGAGACCGTGGCGGCGAAGGCACCCTCGGGGGTCAGTACGATCGGGTCGAAGGTGTACTGGTAGGCCGAGGCCACGTGCTTGGGGATGGACGCGGACTGGATCGAGGGGGAGGCGTTCGCGGTGCCGTACCAGGAGTAGGTGAAGCCGTTGGCCGCCGGGGTGTCCCCGGAAAAGTACAGCGGGGCGTCCGGGATGTAGCCGGTCGAGTCGCCGTCGTTCACGCCCACCCACTGCATGACGCCGTCCACATCGAACGTGCCGGTGCCGGTCACGGTCACCACGGGGTGCCAGTCGCTGCCGTCCATGGGGTAGTTCGGGGGGGTTCCGGGCGTCCCGGTCCAGGGCCTGAAGTAGATCCTGAACAGGCACTCCTCGCCGGTGGTGAAGGACTTGGTCGCCCCCGGGACGAAGGTCTTGGTCTGGCCCCACCCGAAATCGCCCCACCCGACGGACTCGATGTAGGTCTTGTACTCGGCGCTCACGTCCACGGTGATGGACATGGCCGCGGAGGCCCTGACCTTGGCGGTCACGGAGTAGCCGATGCCGGGGTTGGCCGGCAGCTCCAGGTTCACGCCGTTGGTGACCCGGCAGCCGTAGCTGTTCTCGCTGAACAGCGCGGCGGCGGAGTTGCGGGCGATGGATCCGCCGGAGACGGCGGACCAGGAGGTCAGGTCCACCTTCGGGGACGGGTTGGGGAAGTAGTTGCCCGCCACCATCCCCGTCCGGTCGGTGGTCCGCAGGTCCGGGTTCGGATAGAGGTTGGTTACGTCCGTCATACCGAGGACCGCACCACGACAGTGCCGTTGGGCAGGCCGGTGGGCCATGCGTCGGTCGGGCCGATGACCACGATCTGGGTGAACCATTCGGAGTCATAGTCGCCGGTGCCGTGCTTGCGCAGCACCTGTCCGGTGGTGCCTCCGGCGGGCTGGCCCCTCGTGGCCGCCAGCTCGGCCGCCGCACGGGCGGCCTGGGCCTCGGCAAGCAGGCCCTTGTAGGAGGCCAGGTAACCGGTGTAGGGGCCGGACTTCCACAGCACCAGCGGCAGTGTGGCCTGGAAGGCCGTCACGTAGCCCTGCGGGGTGGTGCGGATCGGGTTGGCCCGGGAGGCCCCGGAGGTGTCCACCAGCGCCAGGGGGCTGGCGAAGGAGGTGTCCAGCGGGTCGTAAATGGTCACGTCCGCGTCCCGGATCACCGTGTCCGGGTTGGTCGAGTCGACGGCGATCGAGATCTCAAAGGGGTACAAGGTCATGGGGTTACCATCCGATCGCAATCCAGTTAATACGGTGAACCCTGTTGGCGTTGCCGGCCCGGCCCAGGATGAGGTTGCCCAGCGGGGAGACCGAGCCGTTGGCGGAGGCCGGCTGGCTCTTCATGGCATAGACCCAGTCGGTGCGGGTGCCGCCGCCGGAGGGCCCGAAGCCTGCACCGCCGGCGGATTCGAACTGCGCGGAGCCGCCGTGGGCCCAGTCATCCCCGCCGACCCCCATGACCATGAGGAGGCCGTTGGGGAACGGCTTGGGCCAGGTGATCCGGGCGTAGGAGCTGTTGTCGGTGTACTGCACGGTGGTGCCGGCCTGGATCAGGAAGAGTGTGCCGTTGGGCGGGACGCCCCCGGCCAGGGTGGGGCCGACGCCGAAGAGTGGGATGTAGCCGGACTGGGAGACCTTGGTCCAGGCGACGGTGTCGCCCGTACCGACGGTGGACTTCCAGACCGCGTCGTTGATCGCCAGCTCGGCGCCGGCGTTCGTCAGGTAGGTCAGGACGAGTTCGTCCTTGGCGAAGAGGCCGCCGTTGCCGGCCCAGATCCTCAAGTCCACGATCTCCGCGGGCTGCGACGCCCCGGCGACGATCTTCACCAGCGCGAGCGGCTGGTCATCGGTCGTGCCGGGGTTGGTCAGCCGTCCGGAGGGGATCGCCTTGGTGGCGTTGCCGTTGATCTTGACCAGCGTTGTGGAGTTTGTGGACCAGTCGCGCCGCCAGGCCACGAGGTCCCAGCGGTAGCCGGAGCTGCAGATATCCAGCTGGATGGTCTGCTCGGCGGTCGTGGTGTCGTAGACGCCCTGTCCCCAGCCGCTGCCCGGGGCCACGGCGACCGTACGGTCGGCCGCCGACACTGCGGTGATCTTCCAGTCGGCCGGGGTGCGCACACCGTAGGACGAGGCGGAGACCCCGGTAATGGCTGTGGCCCACGCAGCCTCATCGACGGAGCCGTCGTAAAAGGTGGAGGTCAATTTGAAATCCTCGCTTCGAGTCGTTTGATGCCCTTGCGGAGCGATGCAATGTAGGCCGCAAGGTTGTGGTCCGGGTCGCCGGAGATGTCCCCTACGACCGGAGTGGTCTGGTCCCCGGTGGACGGGGAGAAGTCGAACTGGACCTCGCGCAGGATGTCTGTGCGGGTCACGCCCGCGAGGGCGACGGTGACGCGTTTGCCGACCAGCAGGCCGGAGTCCACGCCGTACTTGAACATCCCGGAGTCGGTGAGCTTGATCGAGATCCCGTTGCGCTCACCCAGGGCCAGGACACCTGCGTCGGCTTCGGCGTGGCAGGCGGCGATGACATCGGCCTCGGTGGTGCCGGAGCCGCCCTGGGCGGCCTTGTAGGACTCGCGCGTGCCCCAGACCCCTCGCGAGGTGGCATCCTGGGCGGACTCCACCTCGAAGACGCCGGGACTGCCGGACGGGTTGTACGAGGCGCCGGCCCAGACGAGGTTCGCCGTCGGGGCCGCCGAGGAGAAGGACCAGTTGTCCACGACCCCGGAGGCCTCGTCCAGGATCTCGGGGAAGTCCGTGACCGCGTAGGCATCGATGACGATATGCGTGCCGTCGTGCACGGCCGTCAGGCCGATGTCGGCGTTGTCCACCTGCGGGTAGAGCGCGTTGTACAGCTCCTCGAAGCGGGTCTTCACGTCGATCGTGGAGCCCCGCCCGGAGGAGGAGACGATCGATACGTAGGACAGTCCGCGGTCGGCCACGTTCTCGGAGATGAGCGTCTTGGCCACAGTCTCGGCCGCGCCGTTCATCTTCCAGTAGAGGTTGCCATCCGTCAGGGACCCGCCGGCGAGCTGGGGGAAGGTGACGAGGTGGTGCAGGATGGCGAAGTCGGAGTTGAAGGTCGCGGTGACCGATCCGGAGAAGGACGGGCCCTGGCCCGAGACGAGGTCCAGGACCCCGGTCATGAGCAGCTGGCCTGACTTCCAGATCTTGATCCGGGCGCCGGGCTCGATGAGCGCCCCGGCCGCCGGGTCGGACATGGCCACGGTGATGGCCGCCGTGGAGGTGGCGTTGTGCCGCAGCGTGATCTGGAGCTTCTCGAAGGCCCACACGTCCGCGGCCCAGTGCCCGGCATCCCCGGCGAAGGAGCCTGCCGAGTAGACGGTGATCACATAGGGGTTCTCGAACACCTCACCACGCCCTGTGGTAGAGCGGGGTGAAGGAGTAGCGCACCGCGCCGCCGCCGGCCGCGTTGGCCGTGACGGTGACCAGGTCCCCTGCGGGGAACGGGGCGAAGTTCTTGGTCGTCAGCGAGGTCATGACGTTCGTTCCGGCCAGGGTCGCCGAGCGCTTGACCGGGTCGGTCTCGATCACGAGCGTCTGGCCGGAGCCGATGGTCACCGTGCCCTCGATCAGGTTGGAACCGTAACCGACCGAGAAGCCCGTCGCCGGTCCGTCGATGTACCAGGTGGGCCAGACCGGCTCGTCGCCGTTGTTGCTCAGCGTCATCGACCCGGTCGTGGAGGGGGAGATCGCCACGGTGCTCGGCGTCCCGGAGGGGATGTAGAAGGGCAGGACCGAGCCGCCGCGGAACTGGCGGTCGACCCGGGTGCCGGTCCAGAACGGCTGCTCGGCCGTCAGGGTGATCCCGTAGTTGGTCCACCCCTGGGTGGCCGGGTCGACGTCGAACTGCTGGGTGCCGTCGTCCTTGAAGCGCAGCGTGAGCCGGCGCTCCTCCCCGGAGGGCTGGACGACGGCCCACTGGCCGGTGTGGCCCGGGCGCATGGTCTTCCACCAGGCCCGGTCCCGGTCGAGCCAGGCCTGGGAACTGACGTCGTGGAAGATCTGGATCGGCCAGAAGGCCTCCCGGGGGGTGACGTTGTAGCCGCGCCAGCGGCTGCCGGCCACCGAGGCGTACTGGTCGCTGTAGTGCGTGACCGGGGGCATGGTCAGCCCACGGACCCCGGGCAACATGACACTGCCCTGGTCGGGGTTCGTGAGCGACCACACGCTGCCATCCCAGCCGTACCAGTGCATCTCCAAGCCCTTCCAGGGATTGGGGGGCGGCCCGGCCGGCGGTGTGGCTACCGCATAGACAAGAATGGACACGGGGCCTCCTTAGAAGGCTCGGATGTTGTGGACCGCCATGGCGTCCCGGCGCTTGCGCTGCAGGGCCTCCACCGCGGCGTCCGGATCGGTCGTGATGAGCTGGCCGATGTGGACCGGTGCGTGGTAGGACGTGTTCGACGGGGCGACCGTGGTGCCGCCGTCCATGAAGGACTGCGCCTTGCTGATCTGGTAGCCGAACATCGAGGCGACCTGCTTGAGGATCGCCACCGAGCGCACGCGCTTGGCCGGGTGCAAAGGCAAGTAAGCCTCGCCCCCGGTCTCGCTTTCCGCCCATACACGTGGCATAATGCCCGGACGCGCGATCTGGGCGATGTGGTTCTCGATGCCGCCGTTGGCGAAGGCCTTGTAGATCGGAGCGAAGCCCTGGAGGCCCCTGCCCAGGCTGTCCAGGATGGCGCCGATGGCGATGCTGCCGAAGCGGCCGTTGCCGGAGGCGTCCCCGTTCAGGTCGGACATGTCGCCTCTTTTGACGATGACGTCGATCTGGGCGGTGCGCCGTGCCGCCAGGGCATCCAGCTCCGCCTGCGCCTCCGCGAGGGAGACCTTGTTCGTCACCGCGAAGATGATGGCCTCTGGCGTGGCCTTGACCCCGTCGAAGATCTGCTTCAGGGCCTCGGACAGTCCGGGGATGTTCTGGGACGCCTTGAGGATGGCCTCGAAGTTGCCGTTGTTCCAGTCCGCGTCGGTCACGTCGATCACCCCGCGGATCGCATCCTGGGCCGGTTTCGGCAGGGCCCTGAGGATGGCCTGCCAGTTGCCGTTGACGAAGTCCAGGGCGGCACCCTTGGCGTCCGTGATGCCCTTGAGGGCCTCGGCCGGGTTCATGTCGAGCCACAGCTGGAACTTCTCGCCGTCGAAGTGGCCGCCGAGGGCCGTGAACATTTCCTGGGCCCGTGTAGCGGCCTCGGTGGCGCCCTCCATGCTGACCTTCAGTACCCAGGGGTGGCCGAAGACGGCATCCCACTGGCCCTGGACCTTGTCGGCGTCCACGCCGGAGGCGGTGGCGAGCTGATTGAAGTCGTCATGGTGGTTGTCGATGAACTTCTGGGCGTCCGCGAAGGCCTGCGCGGCGGTTTTGCCCTGGGCCTCCGCGGTGTCGAAGGCGGCCTTGGCCCCGGACCAGACGTTGTTCACTTCATCGACCAGTGCCTGGTTGACCTGCAGGATGGCCTTGTTGCCGCTGGCGACGTTCAAGAATCCGTCCTCGCCGAAGGCCGCGGCGCCGAGCTTGGCCATCTCGTCCTTCACCGGGGCGACCGTGTCCTTGAGGTCGTTGAACCCCTTGGCGTAGGCGCCCAGGGTCTCCGCCGCCTGCTGCTTGGCGTTGGGGCCGAGGAGGAGGGCGAAGGTCGTGCGCATTGCGTCGACCTTGGAGGAGCTGCTGGAGAGGGCGTTCGACAGCACGCCGCTGGCCTGGGCCGCGGCCGAGTCCGCCGCGGTCGTCTTGTTCAGCTGCTCCGTGAGAGCAGTCAACTTGGCCTTCTGGGCATCGGTCGGGATGCCCGCTGCCTTCCGGGCTTCGGCCTCGGCCTCGATGGCGGTCTTGCTTGCTTCGAGGTTGCCGGTCTGCTGATCGATGATGCCGTTCAGCGCATTGCCGAGGTCGGCCTGCTCCTTCAATGCCGGGTTCGCGCCCTTGTTGATTGCGTCGCCGATCCGGAACTGGCCTGCAGCGACCTTGTTGGCCGCGTCTGCGGATTCGTTGTAGGCCTTGTTGGCCGCTTGGATCTTGGTCTGGACGGAGATCATGGCGGGGCCGCCCTTGAGGACGGCGTCCGTGAGTTCCTGGGTGCTGATGCCGAGCCTGTGTGCCTTGTCGTAGGCGCCGGCCTGGACGAGCGCATTGATGGCGGTCTTTGTCGTGGCCTCGCCGATGGCGTCGGCCAGGCCACCGGCCGCCTTGCCATCCTCGATGAGGGCGTCCCTGTACTCGTTGGCGTCGACGATCGCGTTATGCTGGGAGGTTGCGAAGAGGGTGACGGCGCCGATTGCCAGGCCGGTCAGGAGAGCCGTCAGGAGGCCGATGACCGGGATCATCAGCTCCGTCTCGACGGCCGTGATGCCCGCCGCGATGCCCATGCCCTTCAGAGCGGCCGTGACGACCGGGACGACCGCGCCCGCGAATTGCATGGCACCGCCGAGCGAGAAGATGACGCCGGCCACTTCGGCGATCGTTCCGGGCTGCAGCGAGGTGACGAAGTTGGTGATGTTGACGGCCGCGTCAGCCAGGAAATGGATCAGGGGAAGGATCCCGTCGCCGAGCCGCTGGAGCCCGCCGGCGAAGGATGGAATGACCGCCTGGACCACCTGGAGGAAGGCCGGGCCAAGGGTGTTGACGACGGCCGTTCCGAGCAGGATCAGTTGGGGTAGGAAGGGCGCAAGCGCCCGGTAGGCCGCGGAAAAAACGGTCGCGATCTGCTCGAACAAATTCCGGAAAAGGGGGCCCGTGTCGGACGCAACCGCGCCCATAAGCTTGCCCATGGTCTCTAGGATCTGCACGATCGGGGCGGCTGCCGGGCGCAGGTCCTGGAACATTTTCTGGACCCCGGCCAGGAAGGCCGCCAGGCCGACCCCCAGCCTGGGGCTGGAGAGAGCGTCGCCGACGATGGCAATGAGGGGTGCGAGGGCATGGGCCGCGTTGATCATGGCGTTCTTCGCGGTCACCACGAAGACGTCCATTGCCGGACCGAGGCCACCGAGGGCCTGGTAGAAGATCTTCGAGGCCTGGGCGCCGCCCTCGAAGAGGGTCGTCATGTTTTTCTGGAACCGGCCACCGGAGGTGATTTCGTCGAGCTTCGCGATGGCGGCGGAGAAGGAGTGCAGGGTCATTCCGCCGGCGGCCTGGGCCGCCTGGCCGATGTTGCCCCAGACCTTGATCAGGTTCACGCCCGAGTCGACCAGATCCTTGAGCCCCTGGATTCCGGTATCGATCCACCGGTTCAGGGTGCCGTCGGCGGCAAGTCCCTGGATCCAGGAGTTGAAGTGGTCGGCCCAGTCGGAGAAGGCCCGACCCATCCGGGGGAAGACGGTCGAGCCGACCACGGCAAGGGTGTTGAAGGCGTCCATGAAGCGGGCCAGCCCGCCCTTGGCCAGGTCCAGTCCGTGGGTCAGATTGGCGAAGAAGACCGCGACCCCGCCCTGCTGGGAGAGGTTGGAGAAGGAGTCCAGGAGGGTGCCGAAGACGTTGCCCATTGTGCCCGCAAGCTGCCCGAGTCCCTTACCGAATGCGGGCAGGGCGGTCTGGACGAAGCGGAGCATGCTGTCGCTGGCCTGGTCCCAAAAGTTCTTGGAGACGGTCTCGCGGATGGACTGGAAGATCGGCCGGATTTCCGCGGCGGCCTGCTTGCCCGACTCGGTCAGGGCCTTGATGGCTGTCTTGTCGCCATTCACAGCGGCGCCAAAATCCTTGAAGACGCCCTTCATGACGATCATCATCGAGGAGAGGCCCAGGATCAGCGCCGGGGCGAGCACGAGGCCCATGCGGGCCACCTCGCCCACGCCGTTGCCAAGGGAGAAGATGTTGCTGGTCAGGTCCAGGACCCCGGCGGAGAGCTGGGAGATCGCCAGCGTGGCACCGGCCACGATGGGCAGGTTGCGGTCCAGGGTGCCGATTGTCTCGGCGAATTCCTTGGTCCAGGAGCTGGCGGCCCGCAGGCCGGTGAGCTTGGCTGCGGCCAGCAGGAGGCTCGCGTCGTTGAGCTTGGTGAAGATCGTGACCGTCTGGTTCTTGGTCAATTCCCGGAGCGCGACCACGGTCGTGAGGTAGTCCGCGGCGGAGATCGCGGGCTTGATCTTGACCTTGTTGCCCTCGATGTCGTGGATCATGGCGTTGATCTGGGCCTTGGCCTCCAGCAGGGAGGTCTCGTCCAGGTTCGTCTCGATGTGGAGCTTGCCGCCCCGCAGGAGTTCCTCAATCCGGGCCTTGGCCAGTTCGAGGCTGGCCAGGTTCTCGTCGTACTCGATCCGGACGGGGAGCTTGTTCAGCTCAGTCTCCATCCGGCCCTTGGCCGCGAGCAGGGAGGCCTCGTCCAGGTCGACCGGGAGGGCCACCGCGTGGATCTTGCGCAGCTCCGCGTCGATCTCGGCGATGACCTTCTCCAGGCCGGCTCGGTCCGTGTTGTAGCGCAGCTCGATGGTCTGGACCAGCCCTCCCAGGAGGGCCTTAATTTCGAATTCCTTCTGGGTCAGGGAGGCCTCATCGATCCCGAAGCCGATCTCGACCTGGGCCTGCTGCCGGCGGACGGCATCGATCTTGGCCAGGACCTCGCGGTAGCCCTTCTCGTCCGGGGTGAACTTGACGTTGACCTCGGAGTCGTGCTCCATGGCCTGCAGTTCGGCCAGCTTGGCCTCGACGTCGGCCGGGTCGTTCAGGTTCACCGTGATCGTCACGGCCTCGTGGTTCTTGATCGCCGCGTCGAGCTGGTCCTGGGCCCGGCGGATGGAGTCGTAGTCGACACCAACCCGGAGGTTGATGACCTTCTTCTCCATCTCCTCCTTGGCCTTCTCGACCTCGACCTTGGCCTCTTCGGTGTCGACCTTGGGCTTCAGCTCAACGTCGGCACTGAGATCCTTGGTCTCCTTTTTGAGCTTGGCCTCGGCATCTTTTTTGAATCCTGTGGCGTCGGGACGCAGCTTGATCGCTACGGCACCGACGAGCTTCAAGTCAGCCACCAGGCCACCCCATCTTTCGGAAGAAATCGAAATTGTCTACGTACTCCGGCTCAGGCTTCTGGGCCGGATCGTTGGCCCGCCAGGCAGCAGGGCCGATCGTTGGAAAGTCGGGCGCCTTGTCTTTCCAGTTGCCGGTGACGGCGGTGTTCAGGTTGATGGCGTTGATCTCCATCGCCTTCAATTTGCGGTCCAGGGTCCACGCGACGCCGTCGGCGATGGCCTCGCGGCGGGGGTCCGTCTCGAACTGCTCGTCCGTTTCCGGCGGATGGTCGGCCAGGTAGGCGGCGTTGAAACGGCTGCCCTCGGGAAGGTTGCGGATCATGGCAAGGATCAGGGTGATACTGGAAAAGACCTCGCCAGCAATGAAGCTGACGAGGTCAAAGTTCCAGAACTCCTTGAGATCCAGGTAGATCTCCTCGCCGTACCCGGAATCGATCAGCTCTCCGAGGGCGACGCTTCCCCCAGGTCTGTTACCTCGGAGTACCGGCGGAAGATATAGAGCCAGGTGCCCAGGTCTTCCTTGCCAGCCCACTTGGCCAGCACGGCGTGGTCGCCCCTGGTCCGTTCGGCCGCGTGCAGGGCGTCGGAGAGGATGCTGATCATCAGCTCGGGCTGGTCGGTGTCGGTGTCCTCGCCGAGCGCCTCGACGCGGGACTTGACGTCCATTGCCTCCATGATGGCCTTGCGCTTGGCCTTGGGAAGGCGGAAGACCGGGTGGAAGCCCAGGACCTTTCCGTCTTCGGTTTCAATCTCAAAGTCGGGGTACTTGGCCGCTGCGCCCTTGCGCAGATCGTCCAGGGAAAGTGCGGACATTCGCGGACTCCTTATAGAGGGGTGTGTATTAGCGGACTGGTGCATTAGGGGGGCCTGCAGGGCCAGGGTCCGCACCCGGCCCTGCAGGGGTCTTTGCTACGGCGCGGAGAACGTCACCGTGGGGTCGCTGGTGTAGCCAGAACCGCCTGCGGTGATGGTCACGCCTGTCACGACGCCGCCGGAGATGATCGCGGTGCCAGCAGCACCCGTGCCTGCTCCACCAGAGAAGGTCACCGTCGGGGCTGCGGAGTAGCCGGAGCCGCCGGAGGTGAGGTTCACGGCGGAGACGGCGTTGGAGGTGCGCACCGCGGTTCCCGTGGCGGTGGAGAGGATGATCTTCGGCGGGATCCAGACGATCGCGTAGTCATTCGCCAGGTAGTTCAGCGGGGTGACCTTGACGTCAAGCTCGGCCAGGGTCTCCGTGTCGGCGACAGCGAGGTCACCGGAGCGGATGATGGAGGCCTTGGGAGCGTAGACGCCCGCTGTGGTGGAACCGTCGTAGAAGACGACCAGCCATGCAACCTCGGTCGGGACCGGGTTGGACGGGACCTGGAGGTTGCCGCTGACCACGGTCGCGTTCGAGCCGTAATAGAGCTTCAATCCCGGAAGGTCGAACTGGAGGAGCTTCATCACGAAGGATTCGGTACGCGGTGCGATCGCGGTCCGGAGGGTGATGTTCTGCAGGGAGCGCAGAATGGTTTCCGTGCCACCGTCGGAGCTGGCGGCCAGGATGTTGGTTACGGAAGTGTGGCCCACTTCGGTCCAGGTGCCGCTGTCGGGATTGCGGAGGTCCGTGGGAAGGGCGGTGCCGACGGGCGCAGTGTAGAAATGGCCTGTGCCGACCTTCAGCACGGCAGTATTGTCGATTGCCATGAGATTTCTCCTCGAAGAAGGGGCTCAGGCCCCAAGAAAAAAGCCCTCGCTATAGGTGCGGGGGCTTGAAGCGGTTGTGGATTGTGCTTTGAACTGGAGGTCGGATGAGGATCCGGTAGATGGCCTCGTAGCGGACGGCTCCCTTTGGCAGGGAGGCGTACTGGACCACGCTGGTGGCGGTCTGCCAGTCCGAGACCTTGGCCGGGTGGGTCGAGCCCTGGATGACGGCGATCGAGCCGCAGCCGGGGATTTCAAGCTGCTGCTGCTGCGCGCGGAACAAGGCGTGCCGGCACTGCTCTTGCAGGGCCTCACCATCCGCGTCGCCATCAACGCCGGTGGTCAGCGTGCTGACCATGAGGATGGCCGGCAGCATGAAGCGTTCGTCCTTGCTGTGCAGGGCGATGGTGCCGGAGCGCCGGTCGCGGCGGGACACGATGGCGGGCAGGTCCATATTCTCCGAGAACGTGGTGTGGACGCGGACGTCCACCCCGGTGAAGTAGTCCTTGAAGATCGTGTGGACCAGGTCGTCGACGGAGCCAAAGACCGGGGTGTCGTGGATGTCGCCCATGGTCAGCCTCCTCGGATATTGGCCCGCATGACGCGTTCCAGGATGTGCAGGCCGTCATGGTGGACCGGATGCTTTAGCTTCTTGCCGAAGGCGTGCGTCTGCATCCAGCCGAATTCGATGGACATTGCCGAGCGGTCCTGCTCGTTCGTCCCGCCGACATGGACCCTCGACAGCCTGTGCCCTGCGCCACCCGGATCCGGGTCGCGCAGCTCGATCGTGGCGTCAAGCTTGTGCGGGGGCGCTTCGGTGACGACGATGTGGGCAGCGCCCGTCTTGCGGTGGGCCAGCAGCAACATGGACGCTTCCCGACCCATGCCCTCGGCCTTGCCTGCGACGGCACGCTTGACCTCGGGCAGGTGGGAGACCGTGTCCTCCACCGAGCCCTTGCCGCGTCGCGGCGCCGGGGCGCCTTCGGGTGTGAGCCATTCAATGTCGCCGAAAGTAGTCATCTCAGTCCCCGATCTTGTTCCGGGAGCGGATGATGAACTCGACGTGGTCCAGGTTCCTGGACAGGCCTACCGAGTGGTGCGGAGGGGACGCCAGGTCCCACTCCTCGCCGCGGAAGAAGACCTTGGCCCAGGAGTCCACCGGCGCGGTGCGCGTGATGCAGTAGAGCATCTTGATGGAGACCTGACCGGCGATTTCGGAGTCACCCTGACGCTGCGCGGTGACGATGACGCGGATCTCTACCGGAGTAGTGGAAGGGATCCGGATCTCGTCGCCACGGGCGTTGATCGTACTGACCTCGGGGTAGATGAGCATGCGTTCCCTGCCCCTGTCGAGCAGGGCCGAGCGCGCCATTACCAGTACCCCAGCGGGAAGGGCTTGTTGTCGCCCCAGTCCAGGGGGGCATAACCGCGGTCGCGCGGACGCCAGTGCGAACGGGCGACGGGCTGGTCGGAGTTGTGCACCTTGAGCGCACGGACGTTGCCCCTGTGGCCAAGGGCTTTGACGATGGTGATCTCCGCGGCCGTCAGCGCACACCCGGAGGTGTACTCGGAGGGCCTCTTCAGCGTGGCCATATCGCCGCGCTCCATATCGAACCCGCTCGGGTTAAGGAAGCCGCGGGCGGCCGCCGCCACCGCAATGGTGACGGCGACTGCCGGGGCGGTTACAGCAGTCCACAGGGGCTGCTGAGCGTAGAACCTCACAAGGTTCGAGGCCTCTTCCAAGGTCGCCAGGGCCAGCTCGACGTCGTCAGGTTCGTCAATCGGCTCGCCGATGCGGGCCGCGACCTGGTCAACTGTTGCGAGGGCTGCCATGGCTTATCCTTACGGGGCTGCGACGGTGACGGCCGGGGTGGCGAGGTAGCCCGCACCCGCGTTGGTCAGCGCGATGGAGACGACCTGGCCGTTGTGGATGGTCGCGACTGCGGTCGCGGTGGTGCCACCAGAAGGTGCGGCGGCGACCGTGACGGCCGGAGTGGAGGTGTAGCCGTAACCCTGGGCGGTGACCGCGACAGCGGTAAGGGCACCACCGGAGCGGGTGGCCGTTGCCGTGGCAGTGGCCTTGGCGCCCGGGTAGTTGCCGCCGAGCGGGTAGGGCTCGCCCTGGACCTCGGGTCCGGTGATCGGGAGCATGGCGTAGGCCTTGGCCAGGAAGGAGTTCGGATCGCCGCCGGGGGTCGTGGTGGAGCCGTCGCCCGGGACCTTCTCGATGACCGAGGAGGTGGCCTTCAGGGCGAGCTTGACGCCGCGCACGAAGTAACGATCGGTGCTGACGATTTCGCGGCTGGATCCGTCAAATACCTGCAGGCGGTCCCACACGTAGGAGTAGCCGGCGTAGCAGTCGAATATTGACCTGTCGGTCAAATACGCCGTATCATAGTCCATCAACCAGCGCAAGGCCCAGCCGGAAGCATTTGCGGTCGCTCCGAAGGGGACGGACTGGGGGATGGATGGTACACCAGTGAACACCAAAAAGCCAGAGCTGGCGTACATGTAGGCTTCATCGGCGGGGATGTGGGTCGAGCTGACGAATTTTACGCCAGCAATCGAGCCAAGAGTCGAACTTGTGAGAGCGTTATCGCCCGTTCCCTGATCTTTCAGGAAGCGGTTATCCTTGAGGATCTCTTCCTCGAAGTCGACGCCGCACACGCAGTAGAGCTGCTCGTTCGGGGTGCGCATGAGGCGGAGGGCCTTTTTGGCCTCGACCACAGCGTTGTAGAAAACGGACTGCATGGCGGCCTTGGCGTTGGTCAGGCCGGTGGAGTCGTTCTGGACCAGGATGACGCGCTCGTACGGCGCCTTCAGGATCTGGTTGAGAACCCCGTGTTCGAGGTAGGATGCAATAGACTGGGTCTGAGCATTGATCAGATCACCCCACCCATCCTGAAAATCCCAATCCCTCTGCTCATCCGTCATCTTGATGGCGGAGTACGGACGGTCGGCCGAGATGGTCAGGGTGACCACGGTCTCGGTGTAGTTGTCCGTGATGATGGGCTGCGAGCGATCGTTGCGCGCGGTGTAGGTACGGACCGGAACGGTGCCGCGGACACGCTGGCTGATGGTATCGCCGGCGCTGGCAAAAAACGTCTTCATATCGGAGCGCTTGGTGACGGTGTTGGCGATGACCAACTCGTCACGCAGGGCGGACAGAGCCGCCTGCACAAGCACGGCCGGCTTGACCTTAATGCTTGGTGTATAAACCATGATTCTTCCCTTTCAGGGACATGAAAAAAGCGCCCGGGTGGGGCGCTTGGAGAATTAGTTACGGGGGCCCTAGCGGCGGTTGGCCTTGAAGGCTTCCCACTCGGCAAAGCCGTCGCGTTCGCTCGGCTTGATGCCGGGATTCTGGCCACCGCGCGGCTCGGGCTGGGTGATGATCACCGGGTCGGGTCCGGGGTTCAGGGCCGCGAGCTTTTCAGCCTGGGCCTGCAGACCTTCTTCGGTGGTCGCCGTGAGAAACTCCACGAGGTCCTCCTTCAAGCCCGTCTTCCGGGCCACCCGTTCCCGGGCGAGGGCGGTATCGAGAGTGGAGATCTTCTCGTTGTAGTCGGCGGTGAGCTTTTCCACCTCGTCCGGAGTCTTTGCTCCGGCCAGCTTGTCCTGGAGTTCCCGGGCCGCAACGCGCTTTTCGGCGGCTTCCTTGCGGGCGTCCTCAAGTTCCTTGCGGACCCAGTTGAATTCCTGCGGGAACGCCGCCCAGGGATCGGTCGACGTTTCGGTGGCTGTGGTGGTTGCGGGCTCCTGGCCCTGCTGCTCTGCCTGCTCGGTCACATGTCCTCCTGGGATCATGGGTTTGTCTGCACCCCGTGGGGTGCCAAAGGATTGGCCTTGCGCTGGGCGTAGATCCAGCGTCTGAAGGCGTTGACTGCGTCTTGTCCCGACTTGCCCTTCGTGACCTCGTTCCACTTCTCCCGGAAGTAGATGTTCAGGTCAGGCAGCTGGGTCACCCGTTCAAATCGGATGATCGGGAAGCAATGACAATGGATGTGGAACTTCTTGATTTCGTCCTGGTTGGCAGCGCCGAAATCCTGGCCGCCGGCATTGACTTCGCCCGCGTAGACAAAGCCACGCGAGGCGAGCATTGCGCAGAACGCGCACGGGTTGCCGCTGGTGCCGCGGGCCACGAGCTTCACGAGCCTGTCGCGTCGCATGGCCTGGTCCAGCATGGCGCGGCCGGCCTCCAGGGCGATCGCATCCACGGTTCCCGATCCGATCGAGCCGGCCGCTTCGTGGGCCTTTTCGATCTGGGTGATGGCCTGGTCCGGGGTGAGGGTGGTGTCTTTCCGGAGGTTCGTGACATCGTTCGTCGAGCGGTCGATGGTTTTCTGCAGCGTGCCTTCGTAGGCGCGCGTAACGTCCTCCAGCGTCAGATCCTTGGTCCAGTCGAAACTGTCCACCGGGATCTCTCCGGAATCGTTGTGCCCCTCAACATCCATAAAGTGCTGGAGCTTGGAATCGATCCCCGCGTTCTTGAGCAGGTCCAGCCTGCCGCTGTGCGCGAGGGAGTCCTCGAACCACTTGATGTCAGGGTCATCGCTTCCCGTCCGGGTGGACGGGAGGGAGGCGATGTCAAGGGCCCGGTTGCGGAAATTGCTCCGCAGCAGAGCCAGGGTGACAGCGCCAGAGGAGCCTTCCGGCACACCTAGTGTGCGCCCGGTCCCCAGGGCCCGTGTGAGCTGGTAGTAGCTAATTGCCAGCGCGCGGGACAACTTGCGGACGGCCGTGACCATCCGGAGTGAGTGAGCCAGCCATTCGGCGGCTGTTTCCGTGGCGTGCAGGGCATTGACCTGCGACCACTCGGCCAGGGAAAGTGCGGCGGCCGCGAGACCCAGCCTTGCCTGTGCTGCCTGATGCAGCGTCTCAAGGGCCAGGATCTCGTCGGCCTCAGCCTGCGTTTCCACGCAGTGGCTTCTTCGGCGTGCCGCCCGGCGGGGACGGCTTGGGGATCCCCGGCTTGCTGGCCGGGGCGGAGCCGCCGCCCGGCTGCGGGCCGCCGGAGCGCAGCTGCACGGTCTGGATGGCGCCGTAGGCGTCGCCGGCCGCGAGCTGCTGGGCTGCCAGCGGATCCATCTGCATGGCGTCCTGGATGGCCTGCTCGTGCAGGGCTTCCCAGTCGTCCAGCATTCCCTTGGTGACGTCCGGGATGAGGGGCCACAGGCCCTTCTTCGGAACGTCGAGCATCTGGGCTGCCTTGCCGAGGGCGTCCATCATGACCGCGACGGTCTTGGTGGACATGTCGCGCCAGCGGACTTCGCCGCCGAAGGACTCGGAGCCGGCGGTGTCGCCGATGGCCAGGGCCCCGGTGCGCAGCAGCTCCTCGTGGGACTCGCCCAGGGACACGTGCAGGGAGTCGATCCAGCGGATGAACTGCGCCTCCGCGGCGCCCCAGGCTTCGGCCGACAGGTTGGCCAGGTTGGAGATCGAGGCAAGCGGCGGGAACTGCGACAGGGTCGTGAAGTTGCGCGCGGCCTGCTCCTCCTGCTCGATGTAGCCCGACAGGGGAGTCTCCTCCAGCTGTCCGAACTTGGTCGCCGGATCGTCGCTGAGCAGGAGCTGACTTTGGGAGATCTCAATGGGGACCGGGATCGGTTCCCCGGTGTGCTCGTCCAGGACCAGCTCACCGTTCTCGTCCCGCTTGAAGTCCGGCACCAGGCCCGCCGCGTAGCGGACCTTGAACGCGCCGAAGTCGGCCGTGACGTTGGTGGAGAACGTCGCCTGGTTCAGGCGGTCCTGCAGCGGGATGGCCGGGGCCACGACGCCCTGGGTGCGTCCCTCGTCGTCGATGAAGCAGGTGTAGCGGATGATGGGGCACTTGCCCAGGCCGTGGGCGAAGGGCTTGCCCTTGGGCTTGAAGCTGCCGTCGAAGTCGTACTCCAGCTCCCAGCGATTCTTGTCGTCCCAGTAGATCGCGTGGCCGGCAAGGTCCGCGGTGCGCGGGTAGGACATGATCGTCAGCACGTGGGACGGGCGGATGTCGTTGACCGGGTCCCGGAAGAACGCCACCGTGTGCCGGGTGGGCAGGATGTCGAACCGGACGTCGTTCGGGTCGATGTTGTTCACCGCCACGAACGCGTGGCCGTAGGTCAGGCAGGAGCGGTAGATGACCGTTTGGCGCGAGTCCATCCGGTTCTTTTGCCACAGCTCCCACTCGGGATCCGAAGTCTGGTCGTCCACCGTCTTGCTGTCCAACTTGCCGCCGGTGCGGCGGCGGTAGTCGTCCACAAAGGACATCTGGGACGGCAGGTTCACCAGCAGCGGCATCCAGTTGGCGATCGAGCGCCGCTGCAAGTCCCTGATCTGTTCCGAGGCATGCCGCGGGGCATACGGCAGGAGCTGCCGTCCCTCCAGGTAGTCCCGGCACAGGTCGTACTGGACCAGGTCGTAGCGCAGCGTGAGCAGCATCGTCTTGATCAGGTGGTCGTCGTAGGTGCCGGGGGTGGTGTCCGGGGTGGCGAGGATCCTGTCCTGGTATCCCACGGCACCGGGAATACCCAGTCCCATCCCCATGCCACCGAGGGCAAACTCGTTCATCGTGGGCAAAGGGTTCTCCTGAAAGTTGGTGGGAAATCAGAAGCTGTAGAGCTTCCGCGTGTACTCCTTGGGCGGCTTCTTGCCGGATTCGGCCAGGGCGACCAGGGCCATGTAAGCCAGGAAGGCGGCAGCGAAGCCGTCGATCTTGCGGGTGGAGAAGGCCGTCTCCTTGCCGAAGTACAGGCCGTAGGAATTCGTGCGCCTCTTGACGTTCAGCACGTGCACGCGCATGAGCCGGTGGCCGTTTTGCTTGAGCCGGCCATCCTGGATGGAGCCGACGAAAGCCTCGGTGGTCTGGGAGATCCGGGCCTTGTTGCCGCGCATGTCGAAGCCGACGGTGGAGCGGGCGCTGGCCTTGATGAGGAGCTTCTCGCGGTAGAGGTCGCTCCAGGTGTCCACGTAGGACTCCCAGTAGGAGACGTCGGCGTAGAAGGCCTGGACCTTGTACATCTGGAAGGCCAGGTGGACTTCCGAATCCACCTCGGCCTCGTTGACGTGCCATTCCTGGGCGGGGTCCGGGTTCTGCCAGATCCCCAGGGGGACGATGAGGTTGTCGGAAATCCGGATGGCCACCAGGGCGGTGGCATCGTCCGTCTTCGATCCATCGAATCCCATCACAATGGAATCGCCGGGCTTCAGGTCACGCTTGTCGCCGTAGCAACCGGGCATGAGAATGCCGTCCCAGTCGGCCGGGGTAATGAGGGAATCGCCCGTGGAAACGATCTGGTTGTACCACATGCGCCTCTTGGAGGCGACGGTCTTGGAGCCGTCCTGGAGTTCGGAGACAATGTCTTCGATATTGAGCCAGGTGGCATCCCCGCGGATAGTGGAAATTACATGGGGGGCCCAGTCCTCAGTTAGGGGGGCTGAGGCATTTGCTTCCAAAGAGTCATAAAGCCAGCCCGACGGCTTGGAGAGGCCGGCCCAGACTTTCTCCTGCTCTTCGCGGATAGCCTGGGCGACGGATTCTTCTCCCGGCTCGTATGCATTGGTAATGCAAAGGAGCCGGCCCTGTACCTTCGTGAGGTTATCCGAGATCACGCGCATAAAGTCCGGGCCGCGTTGTCCCGGCGTCCAGTGGTGTGTCTCATTGGCAATGCAGAATGTGACACGGCCGCCTTCTGCGGAACGGAAATTCGCACTCATGGTGCGCAATTTCTGCTTGCCGCCGTTGGCGTAAATGACTTCCTTCTGGACCTCCATATTGAAGGCCGCGCGGGTGGCCTGGGGGATCATTCCAGGGAAAAGGTCGCGAGTGTTCTCGGTTTGTTGCTCCGAGACTGCTGTTACCTGGACATAAGCATCCGGGTGCGGTTTTCCTACCGGCTGGCCATTGTCATCCCAGTGGGAGAACTGGCTCGGGCCGATCAATTCGACGATCGAAAGGACGGCGGCAAGTGGGTCTTTCCCCCAGCCCTTCATGCGCTGAAGGACCGCCTTGCGGTAGCTGAATTTACCGCGATGGTCAATGGCGTAAAACCAAAGGACAAAACGGGCCTGTTCGGGCGTGCACATAAAGGGTCGGCCGTCGGAAAAGGTCAGCCAAGTGGCAACCCAACCGAGGACTTCCCAGCCGAGCGTGCGCTCGGGGAGCAGCCACTTGCCGGTGTTGTCCTTTTGCCACGTCGGGCCGATGAATGTCGGCGGAAGATAGGTCTGCGCATTCTCGGCCGTGGGCTCAAGTAGTGCGAGTTCTTCCTGTGTAAGTGAGGGCACCTGGCCCCGCCCTTTCAACCGGGCAGGGTCAAGCCTCCTGGACTCCCAGCTGCTGCCGGTATGTGTCTAGTGCCGTCACGGATGCGGGAGTCTGGGCCTCCTGGGGGGAGTCAAGTTCGATTCGCATCCTGCGGCGTTCGCCCTCGGTCACTCCGAGGGAGGTCATTCCCTGCAGGATGGTGGCCAGCATCATCGCGGTAGGGCGCTTGTAGTATTCAGTGAGGGCGTCGCACAGGAGGCGCGCCATTTCGTAGTCGGAAAGCTCGTAGTAGTCGCGCATCCCGGAGCGGGAGAGTGAGCGGTACCACTGCTTCGCGCGGGGATGCCAGTTGGAGTCGACCGGAGGCACCTTGTATGGGACGCGTTCACCCTTGGACAGGGGGACGCCGCCCTCATTTTCTGGCTTGTTTCTCCGGGCTCGGGTGTCCGATCTTTTCGGAACGGGTCCTGGCATTAGAAACCTCGATGTTGGGTGGGTTGTGGGGGGCCGTCGATGATCCCAGGCTGCTTCTCTTCCGGCAGCCGGCCGAGCGCCTTGCGCTTGGCCCGGGATTCGTTGGCCTCACGGCTGGTTTTGATCAGGTGATGGTGGCTGCATAGCCCTTGCAGATTGGCAAGGGAATGGTCGTCGCCGGGGGCGATATGGTCAACGTCCGTGGCCGTCGCCCGGCACCTGCCCTCGTCGTCCCGCCATTGGCACCGGTAACCGCATCGGTCGAGCACGACACCTCGCAGGCGCGGCCAGTCAGCGGGCAGTCGACTCTTCCGGTCGGATCCTGCCCAGGGTTCTCGCTCACGGCGCCACGGTTCCAATCTTGAGTTCCTTGATAAGGTCCGGGCGGAAGCCCGCCCAGCGGCGGCCGTCGTTGCCGAGGACCACGATGGGGGCCTGCAGGAAGCCTGCCGCCTTGAACTCAGCGGCCTTGGCCGGGAGTTCGTCCAGGTTGAAGACCTGGAAAGGGATGCCCTCGCGCTCCAGCAGCCTCTTGGTCCGGTCGCACTGGACGCAGTCCGGGAGGGTGTAAACGCTTACTCGCATGGGATCCTTTTGGGCATGGAAAAGGCCCCGCAAATTGCAGGGCCTTTAGGTTGGTTACTTGCGGCGGTCGTACCACCGGAAGGCTTCGTCCCACTGGTTCTTCTCGTCGGCTTCCCACCGCTTGCGGAGGAGGCCCCAGCGGCGCATGTAGAGCACGGGGTCGGCGGTCGGGGGCGGCTCGGGGCGCTTCGGGGGCTTCGGGCGCGCGATGAGGGACAGGAGCCAGACGCACCCGATGATCATGCCGATGACGGTAAACCAGATTGCCGCGTCCATGGCTGAGTATCTCATCCCGAAGGGCTGGAGTATAGAGCCTAAGCCGGACTATTCTTCGCCGGCGCGCAGGGCCTTTTTGGCCTCACGGCGTTCCCGGCGGTGGGTTCTGGTCTTAATCCAGGCGACGGCGCCGGCCTTGCCCAGGTAGCAGTAGACCTTGCGCCAGCCCGTGTAGGCGTCCTCCTCGGACCAGGTCACGATCGGCCGACGTTCCATCGTGGAACGGCGCTTAGTCCTCTTCATCGAGGTGGTCCGTGATGGTCGAGCTGCTGTAGGATCCCCCGACAATCTGGTCCGGCCGTTTCGGCTCCGTGCAGCACTCGGGGTCGCCGCAGTGGATGAGGTCCTCCACGCTGTCCATCGCTGCGTCCGTGACTCTGTCCCGGATCTCCCGGGCCTGCTCCATCGTGCCGTCGATCTCGATGATCGTCTCGATCTTGACGTACAGCTGCAAGGTTCTCCTTTAAGAATGGGGCGAGGGGGAGGGAACGACCCCTCCGCCGGTGGTGAGACTTCGTTTCAATAGGAGTCCACCGGGTCACCTGCTTGCCGCTAAGCTGGGATTTTTCCCGGCCGCTAAGCCAGGTCTACTGCGATTGCCCTCAGCATTTGCCATTGGGACCTACACCCGTCGATTATCCACACAAGTGCACATTACTCATGCCAGGCGCCCATCTCATTAGGCCCCGACACTCGCGCTCTGCCACCCTCTGTCGTCCGGGATTTGCGGTCCCTGACAACCCTGTGAACGCTAGCGCCCCGGAGGGCTCCAGCGCAAGCTAATGTGTGCACGATCTTCCCCGTCCACTGTGGACGGGCGCCAGCCGGCGTGCAGCTCCGGCTCGGAGGTAAAGCTGTGGGCGTGCTCGATGTGGGCGAAGTTGTTCCCCTCGGGCTGCGGCTCCTCGCCGCCGCCGAGTGCGAGCTTCTGAAATGCGATCGCCTCGATCAGACTGCAAAGCGCGTGGTAAAGCCTCATTGATTCCCCTTCCGTGGGAGCTGGGGGCGAGGCCGACGGCGTCCCCGCCCCCCATCCCTTCGGCACGCCTCGCGGCGTTCCACATGTGCGTAACCCTGCACGGGAGATAGGTGGCTCCTTTCGAAGAACTTTTTTCCTATCTAGCGGCCGCTTCTACAACAGCGGCCATCAAGCCCACAGAACGGCGTCAAGGTAGCGAGCCCGGTGGGTTGAACTGGCGAACTTAGGACATACGATCTTGATCATGATCATCGAAACCGAGTCCTCGACCTACGAACTCGACCTCACCGGCGCGCGCCTGCGGCGCTGGCCCCGGTCGACCACGCGGGGCGACTACCCGGGTGAGGTCGGTCCGGCCTCCACCCTGCGCAAGGACGAGGAGTGGATCCCGTTCACGTTCATCGAGCCGCCGGCCATCGGCCGGCCGGCGCGGTTCCTGCTGGCAATCCGGGACGACGGTGTCCCGACCGTGAGGACCACGACCCTGGTCGTGTCCATCACGACATAGCGGACCCCCGCCGGGCCGGGGGTCCACAAGGGAGCGCGGCCGCGCCGGTTGACCGGCGGGATTCTGTTCCGCCCCGGGGCTCAGAACCAGGCTAGGCGCGCGACCGCGGAAGGAGGGGGCATGGTCGGCGCGGCGTGGGAGCCACCGGGGCGGAAGCTTTTGAAAAATGTATGGATAAGGCAACACGGCGCGGTGTTGCCTTAAGGCAACTTTCCCTTGACACCCGAGGCCGAGCGAAGCGAGGCCG